CCAACATTAAAAGGCTGATTTAAATCTATACGATCTTTAGTCATTGCCAGATGTGATGGCCTAGTTCTAGCATCTCTAGTATTAATCCAAAACTTTTTAACTTCATAATCAGAACTTTCAGCACCCATGTTAATCCCAAAGTTTGCCGCAGTTGTAGCTTCTGTTCTTGCTATAACTAATGATCTTGCTCTGTTAAATGCAGGATCGTTTAATGATTGCTCAAATAGCTTGGCTTGTTCTCGTCTGGACAAATTTTGTCCTAAAATATTAGCTAATAAAGTCTTGACCTTATCCATAGTGGTTTGATCAATACCTGTCACCTTAGTACCTCCAATAAGTCTAAAGTAATTTACCATCTCCTCAAACCAAGCAGCATTAAAGAAATCTATGATAAAATCTTTTTTGGTTTTAGGTACTGAGTTACGAATCCAATCGTAAGAAAATGTCGCAGCTGATACGCCAACCTTTGTGTATATCTTTTCTAAGCCAGAATACAAAGGTTTTTGCTGAACTAGGAACTGAATATACAATTCGATATTATCAAAGTTATCCTCATTCACAAAATCCGCAACTACACCTGTCTGATCATCTAGTGCCTTCTTAATGATAGGATAGGCATAAGCCTCATACTCCTTATGTAGCTTTAAATATGTTTTATGATATTTAACACTACTTGCCATTGATTGTAGCATTGTTATACGCCGCATCTAAAGACAACTCCTCAATCGGAACTAGATTAGCCGGAACGTAAATGTTACCCATCTCTGGAGTGCTAATTTTATCATACCCCTGAGCAATACGTTTTTCATCAGGTGTAATCCAATAGGAGTTAGCCAACCATGTTGTTAGCTTGGCCATGTCCTCTTGCATCTCCGGATAGCTACTAAAGTCAAAATCAAAGTAGTACTTCTTTCCGTAGGCTTTGGCGTATGGTTCGCAAACAAACTTATTGATGGCATCCCTGATCTTGCGAGATAGTGGGGCAGTTGCGTTATAAATTAACTGCTTAGAGGCCCAACCCATGTTGTTGTCTGTTGATGCGGCCTCGCTACCTGAGAACTGAATAGGAACGTGAAACGCTGCATATATCTTTTTAGTATCAATGTTTAGCGATTCGATTAACTGCAGATCAGTTGATGGCATTCCTATTTGAGTCCATTTCAAAGGACCAGAACTTGGGAATATACGATCCATTAAAGTTTCGCCACGCTTTGCTTCAACAAACTTTTCTTTTAGCACATTCATTTGATCTTTTGTCAAACTTGCACCCGGTCCATCTGGTGAAATAAAACCATAAGCGCCACCATTTCGGATCTGCTTTAATAGTTCACTATCACCTTCATTCTCTTTTAATACGTTCCGATAAATAGCTTTGATTGGTGATTGTCCGTATAACTGCGCACCGGTTAGCGTAAAGTCTGGATTAAAGGATTTAAAGTGAACAACCTGATTTGCAGGGATTGGAACTTCGGTCATATAAACCGAACGCATTTGATAACCTTTGATTGGCTCAAACATACCGCCAGAGATAATCTCAATAAACTGACTAGGCAAAGAATATAACTGAGACCAGATTTGTTTCTCGGTCATTGCAGGATCTTTACCATTTCCAAAGATATAACCATCGCCAGTACATAGAAAGAAACCAGCAAGATCGGTCATCCATTCCTCATAAGTCTGCTGAGGATTAGGCTTGGCTAGTAAGTCAAGAATAGGATTGCTTTCTACTTGGTTAAACATTTGCTCTTTAAGTTGCAAGGTCCGCATCTTAGCAGCTGGGCCCTCAGCAAAAGACATATTCTCATAAACCTTTAAATGCTTTTTAGTAACGCCATCTTTAACCTCATAAAGTCCATAGGCGCACTCAGCTATTTTCTTACTGATTATATCAATGCAGGTATAGATGTCCGCGTTTTTCTTAAATCCCTCCTCAACAAACTTTACCTTATCCTCAAAGTCAACTATTACCTGATTATTACCTATCCAACCAAAAACATTCTGGTTGTATAGGTTTGCAGTAATTTGTTGCTGAAGTCCTGGCATTAAAGCCTCTAGCTGAGTGGTAGCTGCCTTCTCTATATCAGCTTTGAATATTTTAGAAAATACGCCCATTTTAGTTCCAATCAAATGAATATTCTTGTTTAATTTTAGATGCTAACTTGTTTAATGCCACATAACGTAACGGATCTATCAAGTGGTTAAAAGAATCAATAGGCTCATTAAGCATCCTGCCTGTCTTATCTTTTTTCCAAATGTAACTAAATAATTCCTTTTTAAAGTTATGGCTATTTGCGGTAATATTTATTTTATATCTTTTAAGAATGTCAATGCCTTGCTTAATACTGTCTGGGCCTTTCATTGCGCCATGAATGTTAAAACCTTCAGCATAGATTTCTTGAATAGATTTAGGCTCTGCGCTATCTGCTATAATCTCCTGATCCTCCGTTACTCCAAATTCTCGCAGCTTCCGGCATATATCCATATTGGTTAGCCTGGTCTCATAACACATCTCATTTACCCATAACTCGCCACCCGATTTGTAAACCTCTATTATGCCAGTCGGATCATTCGTGAAACCAAAGTCAATGCCATAGCTAATTAGTTCTGCATCCTCTGGGATCCGTTCACATATGGCCCAGTTCCTAAAGATTACGCCCTCAATCTTGCCTGTCAAACCTCTGGCATAAACTCGCCATAGTTCTAAGTCTAAGTCTTTAATGGCTTCGATTCTATCATGATCCTCTTGAGATATAAATGGATTATGGCGATGATCTGATATGATTAGCTTTGTATCTGGCTGACCAATTAATTTAGTATGCGCCCAAAACTCATTGGTAGGGTTGTAGTCAATGTAGATTTGATTCTTGGTCCTAATGGCTAACTGCCAATAGATCTGGTAGCTTATACCATTAGCCTCATTTACAAATAAATAGTCACGCTTACCATTCTTTGCAGACTGCTCATTTTCAAAAGAAACAAACTCAATTAGAGATCCATTCTTGAAGTAGATAATCCGTTCGGTCCTATTCCAGAATTTTAACTGCGATTGCAAGTATTTGTTATCTGCAAAGATATTCTCCGCATCCCGGTATGCACCCTTGCGCAAGTTAGGCAATGATTCACCAGCTACTGTAATGACTGACCTTTGCTCTGTGACTGCTTTATAAAATAGCAGTTGCATAATTGAGTAGGTCTTGCTGGAAGATGTGCCACCCTGGTTAATTAGGACCTTTTCTTTCGCCTCGTAATTCTCATAAAAGACTGGAGAGGATTTAAACATTATCTATCTCATTTTCATTATTGGCTAATGGCGGAGCAGTATTATAAATGACTGGAGCAGGGATGCTTAACAATAAATCGCCATCTACGGAAACCTCTTGCTTCGGTTTGCTCCATCTGTATTCCATAAACATTTTAAGCGCTGCCATATCGCCCTCCTCTAACTTATCATTTAGCAATTTTAACGCCAAATTATCCATAGGTGATAATCTTGCAATTAATGCTATCTCATCTGATTTAGGTTTTCTACCTGCATTTTCTCTTGCGCCGCCTCTTTTTTCCATTTTGAAATATTTTGGTTATTCAATTCAAAGTTACAAAAATCTGATAACTTCCTAATTTTTGTAAATGAATCATTTAAACAACCTTATCAAGTCCTGAATGTCCTCCATTGTTTTAGCGTTAGTAGAGTGCCATTCGCAATCAATTTGTATATCAATTATATAACTGCCATAAACTTGTAGAGAAACTTCCTTGTTATAAGAATACTCAGTAAATAATTCTCCATTATCCTTAAATGATGTATCTACAAATCCCATCTCAATTAATGCTTCTGGTGTAATTGGTGTTTTCATAGTTTCCTAATTTTTGTGTAATCATTGTTAAACTCGCAATCATTCAAAGTATCTATCCGTTGTTTGATGCAGCGGATGAATAGGGCGCGTTTTTCTTCTGCAATCCTGTTTATACTAATCACTTCTCCTGAATTAATATTATCAACTATCAGGAAAGCCTTTGCTAAATCTTCATCTGGTATCATATTTTACTTTTTAATGTTAATACTATTGGGGTGTCTACTCTCTTATAAAACCAGTACTTAGTCATCCAGTCGGCAATAGTCGGCATTGCAAAATTTAGGTTTTTGGCGCCCTGAGTTGGAGGTATATCATTACCTATACAATACTCTAATGCTAAACCTATGGTTTTTTTTGAGTGACGATTGCCATATCGTTTACCTCTGCCGTTTACGTTCAATGGCAATACTTCAGGTTCGTAATTCATATACTTTAAATCCTTTACTTTTTAACTCCTCTATTCTAAACTTCTGCAATTCTGACAACTTCCCCGACTCTGTCTTAACCTCAATAAATTGAAAGTCATTATCCTTAAATGCAACCAGATCAGGTATTCCATTACGATTGGTTTTGATTAATTTTATTACGTACCACCCCTGCTCCTCTAATCGCTTGATAATCTTGCTTTGTAACTGTTGTTCTGTCATAGTGCGCTAATGTGAAATTTTTCTTTTTTTGAATAAGTTTATAAATCTTGGACTCCATACCTCCTTCAGCAAAAACCCAGTAGACATAATTTTCTGCCCTGTCTTTAGTTGTCATCCTGTCGCGTGCCTGCCAATAGGTTACAGCACTAAAATCAATCTCAGCCATGACCAAATAATCTGCTTTGCTTAGATTAATTCCTTCCCTGCCTGATACAAACTGCAAGGCAATCCATTTGTCGGTGTTGTTAAACTCATCCAAATCTGTGGTAAGTCTATCGCCAATAACATTTTTAAGGTTCTGTAACTGCGCAACATACTTATAAAATATTGCTATTTTATCATCCTTAAATTTGTTCAAAATAAACCTTGCCTTGGTATCATCCAAAATAATAAATGTTCCATCTTCGAGCTTAACCGTTCCGCTTGTAAGCTGGTGTTCTTTCTGCATGAGTTTGGCTCCTGTGTCTGCTAAAATTACACCTTTTGATCCGGTTACAACAAAATCGCGCTTTAATCTTTTAATAATTTCATAGGTTCTGTCCTGCATCTTTACGGTCAATACTGTTTCATTTACCTTGCTGACAAACCCCGATTCCTTTTGGGTAAACCGTAAAGTAAATGGATTTACATCTGCCATGATTCGTACAGCATCCGCATCGCTGTAATCGGCTACAACGGCATAGCCCAGGTTCCTTTGCTTGACCTGAACATAGTCCTTTGCCCATTGGTAAAAGTTTTTATAATTTTTGTAGGGGCTATTGCTTGAAAGCTGAAGCTGATGATATATTTGTGAAAATGATTCAGGCGTGCTTGTGCCGGTCATAAGAATACAGGGTATATTTACAAACCGTTTAACCATAATCTTTTGGTTTGTTCCTGCCTTCGGGAACGCTCCGTACTGGTGCGCTTCGTCATAGATCACAACATCAAAATTATTATGATTAATCTTATGTATTGATTCCTTATTGATTATTTCAATATTGAATGTATATCCAAAATTATCATAGTCTGACTGTATAGACTGAAATGCCTTGATTTTAGTAATAAACAGAACAGAACTGGCACCAAATTTCTTACAGGTTTCTAAGGCTATCAGGGTCTTTCCGCATCGAACTTCAATCGAAAAGTAAACCATTCTGTTTTGGCTCAATATTGTGCAGGCTTTATCCGACAAGTCCTGCTGATAATCTCGCAGTTTAAAAAGGGATTGGATCATCATCTACCTCCTTTCCTATGGTGAACCATTTCATTCCATTTGAGTTACCATCATTGTATTCCAAATCTGCAAAAGCACAATATTTCTGTATCCAGATATTAAATTTCTTGCGAGTTAACCACTTCTTAAAGTCTTGGTATTCATCAATGAAATTATTAAAATAGGTAACTTTGTCGTGCCTTGTGTTTAATGAAACATTTTCAGTATCTCTAACCCATTCGTAAAACTCCATCGAAGATTCAGCAATAAACTTACGTAGCTTAATATTCTTCGCATCCTGTTTAATTAATCCATTCTGAAGATATAATTGTAGGCATAAGACCATGTAATTGTCGAAGCGTTCAAACTCTGCTAAATCCCAATCATCAAAAAGTTGTTTATTAAACTCATCATAGGGTGTTAATTTTCTGCCATAGTATTGTGATATTTCAATCTCATGCCTACGTCTATCGTGACTATTCCCCTCTCCCTTAATCGCATAGTTTGTGCTGATCATCATCTTCGGGCTGTCCTCAACCTTAATTTTTACGGCATCCTTATTCTTGCGCTCTAATGTCATGCCTTCAGTAACAATGCTGAATTTGCTCTCAAAGTCGAAGTTCTTTTTAACATCATCAAAGACTAATATTTGAGTTTCAGGGTTTACCGTTTGATATGGAAACGACTTCTTATCATCAAAGGTCTTGCCATCCAAAATTGAAACGCGCCTGATCTGCCGGAGTCCCTGAACCAGCAACCCCTTTCCTGTACCACCTTCAGGATTCTCGCTTATAACCTCATCGTTTAAGATTATAGCCTTATTATTCATTTTGTTCTTATAAGTTGATAAGAGGTACCCGATGGTGCATTCAATAGGCATGGGGTTTGAGTTTGATATATTATTTACAAAAACTTTGTAATCATTCTCAATATTCTCGCTACTTACAAAGTCACGCTGTATAATCTGTGATTCCCACACATACCCATTTACATCTATGTAATCAATAAGTTTGGCAGTTGATTTAGTGACCTCTAAAATACCGTTCTTAAAGGCAATAAATGATTTATCCTTTAAGTCTTTTAGTAACATTAAATCAATCGTATTGAGCATAAGTAAATAATTCTCACTAAAAAGAGTCATGTAATTAGCACAAAAGCCCCAAACATTATGCTCTCCGTTTTTAAGGAGGTAATCCAAAACAAAATCTTTAATCTTTTCGATAGATGTTTCAGAAACCTTATTGCTTTCGATTTTCACCCAGGTAGGCTTCTGTGTTTCATTGGGAAAGTATTTTTTAAATCCATTACGCTCTAAGAATAATTTATATTTAAAGGCATCAATCTTAATCTTATCCTTACCGGACTTATCCTTTTCAAAATACCAAAAATCTTCAATGTCTGTAACCTCTTTGATTTGGTTATAAATATCCTCATCAATGTTATGCTTAGTTAAAACCTCTTTTTTACCATTTTTTAAATCAGTCTTTATTCGGTTAATCTTGGTATAGTCCTCAAAATATTTGCTTTCAAATGATCTTTTTTTATATGCACTCTTTATGGCAGTTGTTGCTTCTGCTTCTGTAAATCCTGAATGGATAACATTGTTTAAAATATATCCTATTGCATTTTCTAATGTTATTCCATACTCACAAAAGGCACCTGCCAAATCAAATATGTATGTGTTGCGCTCTCCTTCAATAAAATCACGCTTCCAATTCCATTCTAATATTTTCTTAATGATTATATCCTGATCGGTAATAGGAACCATTGGTACTTTATCCTGCACCATAAAACCTTCATCCTTTATTTCAGGATTAAATATAACTGCTTCTAAATTTACATAAATATTAGGGTCATAGGATTCAAAGCATACCCGATCAACATTAGAGTTTGAAATATCAAAGTATTCAAAATCAAACTCCTTCTGAAAAGCCTTAAATATTAAAGGGTGTGTTTCCTTTGTTAGATCGTCTGATACTCTTACAACTCCCTTTATCCCATTTCCTGATGGTGATATAAATAGCAATACAAAGTGTTGATTTTGTTTAAGAAATTCCAAATGCCCTGCCATGGTTTGCTGATCTGGATATTTATCAAAATCAACAACCATAAGACCTGAATGCTTCTTTAATGATTTGGAGTTCCTCTCATTAAATATCCCAGCAAATAGAATACAGGGTAATTTATTTTTTAGTGATTTATCTCCTGACCGTATCTTATCAAGAATATCTTTAGATGCTCCCCTTCTAATTCGTTCAATCACTTTAGCCAGTGGGACGTGGAAGGGGACGTCCTGTGATTTGAATAGGTCTTTAAATACTGATATTTCCATGATTAAGCAATTAGGTTTCACCGTAGCGGCGGCTACTCCCTAATGCTTTAAGTTCTTTGATGGTATCCGCCAATACTGAATGCTAAATTAATAAACAAATAAATAAAAATGATATTACACCACGTTTTTTTATTGTTTTAAAAATGTGTTGCGGAAATCATCGTTTAAACTATATTAAAGGAACTCCGCAACACATTTTCACGTTTTTTTGAGTAATTCGGGGGGGGGGGGGTAAAATTTTAAAATGTCTCTACCCCCCCCTAAGAAACCCCTAAAAACGCGCACTAAAAATCAAGGTCATCCTCTACTTCTTCGACCTCAATAGGTGCCGCATCTTTGACTAAATATGCCTTAAGATATGCTTCAAGCAAATTAAACACTAAATCTGCATCTCCGGACTCCTTTGCAGTCAAGGATTTACTGTATTTAAACTCAGGAATGTAAAATTTAACGGCTCCCTTCTTACCCTCTTTTGCAGATGATACTTCTACCCATTCGTCAGAGAGTCTTGTCCTGCTCTTTTGGGTAAACTCCCCCCATGCTTGAACAGCAGATCCTTTCAACTGAATGTTTGCCAATGTGCCATCTACCAACATAATGTAAATAGATTTGACGTAGTGACCTCCTGCGGCTTGAACACGTTCTTTAATTTCCTTGTATAACCCTTTGGCAATCTCGTTGCCTTTAAACGGCTTAACGGTCATTATTTCCTTTGAGATGTATTTCACCTCATTTGAATAAATTCCGCTTGATGTTGCATCATTCCAACCTGAAATGGCGTGCAATTCATCGAGTACTAAAAATTTAAACGGTAACGGAACGGCAACATTTTCTTTAAGTTCTTTGTCATAATAAGAAAATTGCTGATCGTTTGATTTCCAGCTTAAGAATTTAGTAGCTGGGTTCGACTGTGGTTGTGCAAACGCTTGTTTGCGATTTGATTGAGTTTCCATTTTTGGAATTAATTTAAGTTATGAGCAGGAATTAAGATGCCCCGCCCTTGCATCTATAAAAGTTTTATGGCAATATTTTGCGCACCGTATGTTTTCTGTGGAGGATGAATTATTTCACCTTGCATTGTAGATACATCCTCGGTAAGTGCCATTAAAAATGTTTCGCGTTCTTTTAATTTTTCTTTTGTTTGAATAAGCAAAGCATTTAATTCATTCCAGGTACTATCGTTTGATGATGCAAAATCATATTTGTCAGGGTTTTTACGTTCAATGATTTGCGCTTCATACATTGTTAATCCGCCCTTTTGGATTTGTTTCGCTGCAATCAAAGGTCTAATATTACTAACTAATTCTTTAAAAAACTCCTCTGCTTTGGCTGCATAGATAAATGTTTTTAAGGCATCCTGATTGCCATTGGTTACTTCTTCTACAATCCATTTGGCAAGATCAGTCCTTTGCGGTTTTGTGGTTGATATTAAACTATTTAGCTTAATATCAAATTCTTCTATCTCTGTACTCATAAAAATAAAAATGCCTTATACCGGGTTTGGATCTGCTACGTTCCTCCCCCGAAATAAGGCTCTTAAAATGATTTAATCCCGGTAGCAGTCGGGTTAACTAAATTACTAAATAGTTATGTCACTTGCAAATAAAACCTCACAAAAATCTCCATTACATAAAAAATTACAAGTAATATCATCACAAACATAATCGCCCAGAAGGTACGATTCTTGTGTGGTTCCGGATCTTCGTGAAATCCCATCATCCCAATATCTCCTTTGCTAATCTTAGCGCCGATTCTTGCCCTTCAATGTAACCAACTCCGCCTGGCTTTACTTTGTTAATGCCTTTGATCTTGTTTACTTGTGCATGTATATAGGTAGTCCATCGGTTAAATAACTGATCATCCATTGCAAGATACTTATGTTGCGGCATCCCGTTATGCCATTCAATACGATGCCCATCTGGCATTACTGTTGTTTTAACTGCTAATATTCTCATGTTTTTCAAATAAGTTGTTAATAGTTAGGATGTCATAATTCGGTAAGCTGCAAAAACTGCTTAAAGCAATAACGCTTCCATACTTCAAATCAATAAATGAGTAGCTACTGTTGAGTTCTTGGATGATATGCTTTATGGAACTCGGGTACAAATTAGCTTGGCTTTCTAAGGTTGCCTTATGCTCTGGCTTTAGGCGTTCAAATAAACTATTCATGTTCTTCATCCCTCCTCCGATCATAATCGTCATGTTTGTGGCATTTACATTTTTCAATTCTTGCATCGCAGTATTCGCAATGCTCTGCTGATGTCTCTGTGCGCTCGTACAGATCATCATAATAAGCGTCTAAATTCATTTTAATTTCTCAGTTAAATAGTCACATAATCCAGCTAATCCAATTAGGACTGCCAACATAGTAATAAAAAAGATCATAATTTCCATAATGCAAGTTTTAATCCGGAACATCCCGGTACTGCCAAATCCCCGCTTGACTGATCAAGCGAGGCGGCAAATTC